GGAATGTCGAAAAGGTTTAATGTTACAACTCCACCATTCCTTTGGGCAGATGCGATAGGGTAAGGCAAACGAAGAGCCGCCGCATCTACGGTGATCGCACCACTAAGAGTTTGTAAACCTTTACGCGGTTGCCAAGTACCATCCTCGCTCATCCGCCCATTCTGCGACAGCGCAACCTCGCCAGCCTGAAGCTGGCTCGGACGCAGACGCGCATTCATTCGTGTGAAGAAGGTGTCCCCTTCCGAAATGAATGGATCGTCTAAGTTTCCGTATGATCGGTATCGGCTCATCTATTTCTTGCGAAACTCTTGGGTGATCTTGATCAGCATAAAAGTAATGGTCGCTAATCCCGCAAATATGCCGACTAGCTCATTGATTGTGCCTAAGCCAAAGGTTGCCCCTGTCCCAACCATGCCAGCGACTGAAATGCGGTCGATCATTTGCAAGAATCCAATAGAATTAGGATAACGATTACTCCTACAAATATAGTGAGCATTTTGCCTCGTTTAGATAGGGTGTGAAACTTATCTTTTAATAGTAAGAAGTTTTTCATTTAGTAGGAAATGGTGGACGGGTTTGGTTTTTAATCGCTTCGGTCTTACTGCACTTACGAGCAACAAAGATGGGGATCGCTAGGTAGCACCCCAGCCCAATAGCCGCCCAGGTGAGCCACCGCTTTATGGTGCTGGTAAATTGATCAAACCCTGATTGGTGTTCTGCCATTCCTTGGGCAACAAGGGCTGAAACATCTCCGTGAGTTAATGCCTCAATCCGCTCCTCTGCCTCGACTAAGGCATCAGCATTTTTTAATGCCTCGCCAGCCAAGGCTCCTGTACCAGCACCTAGTGCGGCTCCTCCAGGTCCGCCCAAGCTACCTACCCCACCGCCAGCGATTGCTCCTAGTGTTGGGTAGGTGGATCGCAATGAGCAACCAGCGAGCAGAAGGGTCGCAATGGAGAGAGCATGGATCATTAATTCAACTGCACCAAAGTCGCTACACCTGTGCCAGCATCACTTGTAGCAATGAATAATTTCTGTGCGTAGGTTCCGCTGGTTGCAGTATTGAAATATAACTCACCTTTTACCGCTTCCTTGGCAAATTTAAGTTCAGCTAAAGTGGTAGCGGTTGAGTCATCGCCTGTCTTAATAGCGATAACGAAGTCCTTCTTATGTAACTTATTGTAAGCCATGACTACTTAACTTGCGGTTCCAGCACCGATACAAGGAGAGGCGGGGCGGAGGCGTAGGTCGCCATTAGGTGCGTCTACGAATTGTGGGTCGCTTAATACATTATTAGTTCCCCCACTCTGACCGCTTCCAAATTGATGGATGCAACAGTTGGTCGAAAGCGTTGCGTAGTTGGTGGAGCTATTCATCTGACTGTTATCGCTCGACATAAAGATGCTGTTCTTAAATGCCGCACTTGTAATGGTAGCGTTAAGAGTTAATCCCGTACCGGATATATCTAAATAAAGACTATTACGCTCCCACTTAGCTGATCTAAAATCTCCAAAACCCGAACCAGCACTTATTTCTAAATCAATAACATTATCGTAGCACCTCCAAACTTCGCCTGTAACATTTCTGAATAACCAATTACTTGAGCCTACATTTATGCCCGTTGTGCTTGTAAATTTACAGCCCGAAACAATAAATGAATCAGCTTCTGCATGATTGCTATTTGTAGTAAAAATCAAACCGATGTTCTCAAATAAAATATCATAAAACCCGTGGTTTCTTGAAGTGTCACTTGTTTGGATATTAAATTGCCCAGCGGAGTTTCTGTACCACTTAGCCCCATATTTATTTAACGATCTAAAATCTGTACCGAGACGGTTGCCCACGGAGGTTAGCCAATTAGCTGATGAAAAGTCATAGTTTCCATCTAAGAAGTAAGCAACGCCCCCACTTCCCATCGCTTGAACCGCTGTATCAAGATTACTAAATGAGTATTGCTGTGCGTTAGCTTCGGAGTCTCCGCTCCCAGTTCCTTGATTTGCTGTTGGGTGAAAATAATGTGCCATGATATTGTGTTAGTTAAGATTGGGTTAAGCGATTGTGCCGCCTGAGATTAAGATTGGTGCTGGATTTGCCCCGATGTCGGGGTAGTTAAAGCCTTGTCGAGTTGGTAAACCATTCGCTCCTTTTGTGTCGGAGTCACCGCTGATAACAGAGTAAGTGACACCACTAGGAGTGACCGCTTCAATGTCCGGCTCGTCCCCGTCCTCCTGTACGCTGAATCCTTTTGCTAATGCGAGACGAGATGATGGTGTATTAACAAAAACATTTGCTCCGTCCTTAGTTAAAAACTCCAAGTTTCCATCCGCATCAGCGATGACCATGACGGACTTATACGGATTGTCTGTAACCTTAAACGATTGATTCGGAAATGCTCCGATGTGTGGGTTATCCGTGCCACGAAGTGCGAGCGTAAGACCCGCATTAATCGGTGTGTCTACATCGACCGAGACAGTACCGGGTACGAAGTTTGATCCGTCCCATTTAAGTAAGTCATTGGTGGTAGGAGCAACTGTGCTGGTGTCTACATCAGCTAATACATCGATGCTGTCTGTAGGTTGTACAGCGGAGTCTGCTAATGTACCTTGTGCCGCAGTTGCGTAGTCAGTCGATGCGGTGGTGGCGGCTGTGCCTAAACCACTTACACTAGTGTTGGGTAATAAGCCTGTAACATCTGTGGACAGATCGATAGCACCCAAAGAAATAGTTTGACCTGTTAAACTTAAATAATCGTGCAGAGCAGTATCTAAGCTAACATTGGTGGAGTTGTCCGTACCCGCCACATCTACGCCTAGCGTACTACGAGCGGTAGCGGCATCCGCATCGTCCACGAGAGTAGCTCCAAATGCTGAAATTCCGTGGACTAAGGATGTTAGCGACTCATGATTACCAAGGCTCACCTGGGTGGCCCGTAGGTTGATTAATGAGGTAAGATTAGACTCTGTGCTACTAAGGCTCACCTGGGTGGCTAATTCACTCAAGTCCTGGTCACCTGTGTTCGTACCACTCAGGTTACTAAGGTTCGTAATGTCGGATGCGGTGACAAACTTGTGGGTGGTTGAAGTATCATCAATGTCGTCTGCGTCTAGTACCACAGCACCTGTTGCTGTGTTAACGCTTTGCACGGGAGCTTGGCCCATTAAATTGTTTACGGTTACTCCTTTGGTAGTACCCTGTGCAGATCCTGTAAGATCATCCACATCGGTGATCGGCAAAATGTCCCCGTCTGCTGGAGTAGTTAATGGGTCAAGTGTTGAAATGCGTTTATTCGCCATAATTTATTTCCTCTTAATCGAATGCTAAAAATTGCCCAGCTTCCACGAGCAGAAAGTCCTCCGCCTCTGTTTGGATGACCCCATCGGGTCCGCCAGGTACAGGGATACCACTTGGTGTGTGTACCCGACCAGCGGTGACATTTAGATCATGCGTTAACATCTATCGGTTGTATGCAATGACGCTCCCGGTCGCTAAGGTGATCTCGTCAAACGCTCCGTACAATGCGGTGTTTGCGCTAAGGGTAAGCGGGGATGATCCACCTGTGGTAAGGTCGGATATATTGTTTATGTTTCCGCTTATGCTTGTAACGGTGGTATCTTCCATCGCTACGATACTAAACCATCTGCCTGAGTGGGATGAGGTGTCGGAGATAAACTCGCCACCGTTAAGACCTACGCCTCTATATTCGCTAGTTGCCATAATTAATAAGGTGTTTGGATCGTGGATCCGTATGTTGTGAATTGTATGAAATTGTTTTGCCCTTGCTGGCGTTCGAGTTTGTCTAGCTCGGCAAGCAAGATGCTTTCGGCTTGTTGCTGGATAGCCATTGATTTATCCAACTGCCCGTCTGCGGTTAAGTAATCGGAGTAGGCCCCCGTAACTACATACTCGGAAAATATGTACGGAAAATCCGTATCGCTCGACACATAGTCCGTGAAGGGTGTGCGGTATAGTACATACACAGGTGCAGTACCCGCGCGGTTTACCAGGACTACGCGACCATATCCGCTTGCAGAATACTCCACACGGTACGCCACTTCGGCTGGGTTGCCATAGGCGTAGGGATCGCGTTCGGTAACACGCATGATCTCGCCAATGTCGGACCCGAAATCAAGGATACCCATCATGGTTGCTTTTGCTTCTGCCCCGGTTCCGCCTCCACCGCTAAAGGTGATGGTTGGTTCTGCGAGGTAGCCTGTGCCGTTGCCTGTGACTGCTACGCCATTTACTTGCCCATCGGCATTGATGGTGGCGGTGGCTGTGGCACTTCCGCTAATGGTAACGGTAGGTGCAGAGGTGTATCCACTCCCACCAGCGGTTACTTCGATGGATCGTACCTGGACATCGGGTAGCTTTGGTTCCAAGCGTATGGTGTCGGGCCATCTTGCACGCTCCCATGCTAGTCTGCCAAAGCGATTAAAACTGCGTACCGCCGCATCTTGTTCTTGCGTAAGCAAGCTGTCTAACCCCGCCATGTGCTTGAGGTTATCGAGCAGTTTGCTGACGGTTACTTGCCTCATGCCAGGGCTTTATTGCCAAACGATGGTCCGCTAAAGGACTGCCTGGATAGCGTCTTTGCTTTGAAGGATGGGTTATCGCGAAGGAACTCTTTTACGAAGGACTTGTCTCCCCAGCATCCACGCTCGGCTTGATGCCAGCGAAAGTACTCGCGTGCGGGGATACTTGCTTTGAGTTGTCCGAGTCCCTCCATCTTGGCGACTCCCATTTCTTGGTTCTCTTTCATTGCCATTTTTTCGCGCATGACAGCTTCGTGCTGTTCGAGATCCACTTCATAACGCAAATAACGATCCAAGTTCTTCATGAACTGTGAACCGTTTCCGTTTTTCCACTTTGGGATGAGTAAGTCAGGCATAGTGTGTGTATAAGGTTTGGGGAGAGGCCCCGCTACGCAGTACCTCTCCCCTCCCCGGTTAGATGCTAAACAAACGATTAATTTACTTTACCGTGTGCTTTGGGTGATAAACAGGCCAAGCCAGCAATCACTTCGCAGAATCCACGGCGACCGCCACCTTTGTTCTCAAGCTCGGAGTTGGACTCAGCTTTGAGGGTGTTTACGGCGATGTACTCAGGATCGATGAGTAAGCCAGCGTTGGTGTCAACAGTTGCCGATCCGCTTGTTCTGTTAAGGAACAGCGATGGAACCACGGCCACATTTCCGAAGTCTCCCTCATACATATTTACTACGAGCGAGATGGACTTGGACTCAGCGGGTTGAGTGACTTGAAAGTTCAACGCGGTGGTTGTACCTTCCTGACGAGCGAAATCAGAGATGTCGCGCTTCAGCCCAGGACCAGCAATCAAGGTAAGTTGACCACCGGGCATTCCGTTGGCTTCGTACAAGTCTTGAAGTAAGCCATTCATGTTGGCTTCGGTGAATGCAGAAGCACCAAGCGATACGCTGGCTACGGATTGGAATCCGGCTCCAACATCAGAGGGTTGTCCGCCTTCGCCTAACCACTTGAAAAGACCACGGGTCTTGTATGGGTTAGTAGATCCATCGTCTTGCTGACGGTCTTGTGCAGAGCAAAGCGCACTTTCCAAATCGCGCTTTATTTCCCGAACAGCTTTGCTTTCGGCATAGGAAAACTCGTTATCCACACCAGCCACATCGACAAGCTCCTGGATGTTGGAAACTTGGTAATTACGGCGGAATACTTGGATGTAGTTTCCGAGTTTAGCACGGTTAGCTTGCTTGTTGGTAAAGCTACTTTCGTCCGTACCTTCAAGCACTCCACCAAAAGCTGGCTCGCTCATGTCATCCACTTGCCACTCAAAGAATGTGCCGTTAGCTTTTCCTTTTTTAGCAAGGGATAGAAGCGGGGTGCGCTCAGGTTCTAAGATTGTAAGGATGTCGCTGAGTGACTCGCGATTTCCTGATACATTGGTTGTTTTGGCCATTGCCATAGTTTTGTCCTCCTAAAGGTTTAAGATTTATTTTTAAGTTTAAGATATGCTTGGTAGTCTGCCATTGAGCCTGATCGGTCGAATTTCGCCTTCGCCGCTTGCAGAGCTTTCGTTGCATTCGCCTGGGGAGTTTTGGGCCTAGCTGTACCCGCCTCGGTACTCGCAGTTGGTGCTTTAGGTTTAGGTTTAGGTGCGGCCTTTTGTGCTTGTCTAGCTTGGACTGCGTTTAATCCCTCCACCATAAGGCCAAGTGCGAAGTTGTAATTAGGTAAGTACTTATCCAACGCCTTATAGCGCGGGGACTCCTTTACTTGCATGAACAACTTATAATTATCGCTATGCTCATCTCCAAGGAACTCGAAGGTTTGCAAGGCTTGCTGGTTTGCTAGATCCCGCTCTTGTAACCATTTCTGCCGGGCGGGGGCATCTTTACGGAGGATCTTGTTAGCGTTTGCTTTGATCCGGCGTAAGTCTGCTTTGCTGTAGACTTTGTCCCCGTCCTTTGCCACATACTCGTTACCGTTGTCATCGTACTCCACTTCGTTGTCGAGGTTCTCATCTGCCCACTCTACGAGGGCGGTGAGTTGCTCAACTTCTTTATGGAGCGATTGGACATCGCTTACATTATGCAAGGCATTATCCTTGAGGAACTCAGGTAGTTCGGCACTTTGCGTTTGCTGGGCTTGTTCAGCCTGTGCTTGCAACTCTGCATTTTCTGCGAGTAGTGCTTTTTTCTGAGCGGTTAAGCGACCAAAGCGTTTGACGGCAGATGCATTCAGCGCCTTGGCTAGATCGCGGGACTCCTCTTCGGATAGGTTATCCAGGTCGATATTGAACTTTGAAAGAACATCCGAAGGATCTGCGGGCGGCGAAGATTCATCTTCTTCCACTTGCTCCTCTTCGGCAGACTCTGTGTTTTCCGTTAAGATATCCGTAGGCTCCGCAGTTTCATCAGCGGGTTCTTCAATCTCTTCGGTAGGAACGGGTTGTGCTTCCTCCGGCTGTTCCTTGCGTTTCAGTAACTGATCGGCAAATTCGGCCATCGAAAGGTTTCCCTCTCCTTGCGTTATATTATTCGCGGAATTTTTAGAGGATTCCGAGACAACCTCTTCGGTTAATGTTTCCATAAGTTGTCAAGGCTTTAGTAGCCTAGTGTAGCAAAATTTAGCTACATGTAGAGCAAATGGCAACAAAAAGCCCCCACGGCTACCCCTATGAACCGTGAGGGCTAAGAATCTATGGTAAGATTAAAGGCTATAAAAGTTGTCCAATTCTTCGTCTATGGCTTCTAGTTTCCCTGTGAAGTGAAAGTGAAGATTTTGGTTCTCAATGTTTTTACGGTTTTGTAATTCGCGGATAGTTTCCTCCCGCATCGCCTCGCGTACCTCAATGTATGTTTTAAAATGGGGTTCGTTCTTGAGGAATCGTAGGGCGTTGATTGCTTCTTCAGCATCTACCGAGTGGTACTTTTTTCGCTTCACTTTCTTTTGCGTGCAGTCTTTGCCGCTTTCTTAAATGCTTTATTGGTAGGCGCTCCCTTGCTTCCGGGTTTACGCATGCGTTCGCCGGAACCAGCTTTGATGCGTTTTCGTTTAGCATGTATGTTTTTGTAAAGACTCATATCACCATTTCTTACAGGACCAATAACCAGCGGTTAGTTTAGACTTCTTTTCATCGCACTTATGTCGCGCTCGGAAGGATTTACGCCGTGCGGGTATGTTCTTTTTAATGGACATGTTGGCATCTCCAAAACGAACAAGACGAACTTTGTCTCCCTCTTTTGCGAGTACGGCAAACTTCTTAGATTTGCCAGGAGTTCGCTTAGGTTTATTGTATCCTGAGAATCGCTCACCACGATGAGTTATGCTCATGCCGCACTAGCTGTTTGTCCAAATTGTGTGGGTGCGGCTCCTAGCCTACCAATGGTAGCGTTTTGTTTTTGCTGGATCGCGAACTGACGCTGTTTCATATACCCTTGGATACGCTCGCCCAATGCTTGGTCTTGCTGGGCTTTTTGCTGGATATCGGGCTGTTGTAACCATTGCTGAAATACTTGGAGTTTCATCTCGTGAGCATCGTTCTCGCGCACATTGGGTGGTACTCCAGCCACTAGCTCGGCAATTAATTGACGCTCCTCCTCCATTGCTTTCTGTGTGGCAGTTTCCTTGGGCAAGATTACTTTCTCTGCCGCACCCGGCATAACTTGCCCGATTGCCATAGCGAGGAGTTGCTCGGTATCGACCACGCCATTCTTATCCATCGTGCCAGCAATTGTGCCAATGGTCTTTACCCGTTCGAGCATTTGCTCAGGGTCTTGAGTAGCCACATCGTACTGCATGTAAAAGTCGAATCGTTCTCCAGGTCTGCCCTTTGCATACTTCTGCATGTCTTGTACGCCTGTGACTCTAAAGTATTCTTGGTCGGGGCCGTACTGCTGGTACAAGGTGTACACTTGATCCACCACTTTTTTCATATGGTGCAGTACGCGGTTGATGATGTTTTGCTGTTTGATCTGCGACTCCACAGGGTCCACACCTGGTGCGTTGTTACCCATGTAGCGGTCAAACATTTCCTGTACAAATCTGCGTACCTCGGTAGAACCCGCATCGTAACGCGGGGTAGCGGCAAAGCGGATCTCTCCAGGTGTGCGGTAAGGTACTCTTACCCCCGGCCCCCACTTGGACGGCGCCCGGCCGAGCGGGTGTTCGAGCGGCGGGACCGTGGCGATGCTTTGCCTGTCGATGCTCGCGTCCGTTTCGACTTTGATGACTTGCTGGAACGGCTCGCCGACTTCCGGGATAGAGCGGGAGGAGTAGAGCCGTTTAGAAGTTTTTTCATAAGTGGACACGACAAAAGGGTATCCACCATGCCCATAATCCATGAGCGTATGTTTTGCATAAAGGTCAGGAACTTCATTACAGAATACGGTGCAGAATATGCCTGGGATATCATCTTCATCCAACAGGCGTTGGTAACAGTATACAATACGGATGGTTTCATCGTCATCTCGGAGGATCTCATCCTGTAAACTAAGGTTCTGTGTGTAGACATCGTTCTCCCCAATGGTTGCAGATTCTATGGCTTTATCCACAAACTCCTCGCTCCACCCTTCGGTTTGTATTTTGGAGCGAAGCTGTTCGGGAGTCATGTTTAACACATGGAAAACATAGGGTGCTTCCTGTGGGTCGATTGTGTAGTTGGGCCAAAAAATGTCCTCGTCAGGAGCAAGAGCTTTGATGCGTGGTCGGCTGATGACCTGACGAGTGACAGGGATTGTGGTTTCTCCCTCCTTGCGCAACTCCTTGAGCATGCTTCTCGATTTCTTCTTGGAGACATCGAACTGCTCGGACATAGCGGCGGACAACTCTTCGTCCATACTGCCATCCTGGATCGCCTCGGCGATCTGTGGCATAGCCATGGCAATCTCATCCAACTTAATTGACTGCTGTTGCTTTAGGTCTTGAGACTCGTAGTACACATAGTGGACCATCATTCCCTTCTCAAAGAGATGATTTAACCCTAACTCCACTTGATCGTAAAAGTCATCCATCTTGGTATTTACCAACCAACGGACAAATAAAGATATTACATTGGCACGCTCAATATCGCTGGATTCCACAGGAGTAGCCACCACATGGGCTTGGCGTACCGAGTTGAGGCACATGGCCACACACTTGTTTATTTGGTTATCAACTAAGCGTATCTCTTGGTCACTCGCACCGGGCCAAGGAAATACCTCGCCTGTTTCGGAATTTGCGGAATGCTTCTTAAAGTCATTCGACTTTCCCGCCCACATACAATTGCGTACATCGTAGTCGCGTTGTCTACGATCTATCCATTCGCCAAGGCTCGACTGTGTTTCGCGGTAAGTATCCCGCAAATAGTTTATGTCGGGTTCCTTGGAAACGAACAAGAGTTCGGGATCAGAGGAATTGTGCATGCGTAGCACAATGTAGCTTTTTGTCCTTGACTCGTCAACTTAATACCCGCCACCACCTGTGCATTGGAGACTCGCACCTGTGATATGCTCGGCTCCGCTGACGAGTAAATAGCGGATACAATCGATCTGATCCTTAAAATGCTCCCCCCTACTCTGCCCGCTGTACTCAAGGAGCGAGGTAATTGTATTGTCGCAATTGTCTGATATGTAGAGCTTTGGGCGATTACGAGGAGTCATAGGCTCGGAATCATCCCATGCAAGGGCATCATTTATCTTGGCAATACCCGCCTCGATATCCACGCCTGGAGCGGGACGAAATACAAAGTCGAGGTTTGCCATTTGGTTAATGATATTACTCTCCCCCTCCTTTGTTCGCACCGTGGCCGCTCCCATGCGTGGATCCACAATACGCTCAAATATATCCTCCCCATCCTCCAAGTCCTCGAAGTGGTTGCGGTAATCCTCGTACCCCCATCCTAGCGGACGCTGGGCAGGACCCGCTTTACCCACACTCTTACCCAATGCATTGACATGCGGTAATGCCCATTGCCCCATCGTGCTGTCGGGGAACTCGCGGTAAATATAGATTCGCCCATCCGGCATCACACCCGCCCATATCGCCACCCAAGGCTTGCTCCCCCCAGGGTCGCACACAAAGTAACGGGTGCATGGGGTAGACGGATCGGCGATGAAGGGGATCTTCTCATGTGGCACAACATTCGTTTCGCGGTTGAATTTTGGAAAACGCCCCTCCATCGCCTTGGACGGTATACCATAGAGCCGGGCCAGCTTCGCTTCCAATGGTTGCCGAGAGTATGTGCGAATTAACTCTTGTCCGTCTATAAAGGGCGAATCTTCTGTCCAAAAATAATAGATTCGGCAGTCCGGCCAATTGTGACAAATTTGCTCAGTAGGTAATTCCCTACCAATAATATCGCTATACCTGGACTGCACAGTCTCTGCACCCTTGAGTAAACTATTGATTAGAGGTGTCCAGCCTTGCAAGGTTGTGAAAGTAAGGATCAAACGCCCGTGGTAATCCACCGTCCGTCCAAGCAATGTATTGAATATACTTTCGGGGACCTCCTCATCCAGGTGGATGGCGTGTGCAGACCAACCCTCGAATATCTGAGGGTCTGCCATGTACTGCCTATAAT